TATTATTATTAGATTTAAAATATATTATATTTTATTTGATTTAAAAACCACCAGGGAATTTAACAAGATTAGCACCTATGCCAAAACCAGCACCTGAGCGAGCCGTTGCACCCATAGAAGGAACATACGTATCTAGGATACTAAATGTGGCAGCAGCAGTTAAAGCAATTAAAACAATTTCTTCAAAATTCAAAGAACGTTTAGGGATAGCATAAGCAGCAATAGCTACCATTAAACCTTCAACAAGGTATTTAATGATTCTCTTAACAAGTTCAGCAACGTTAATAAGTCCGAGCATTTATATTAAATAAAAAGAAAAAAATATATATTATGCGATAAAAAACTTAAAATTAAATCCCTTAACTAATTAAAAATGAGTCGTGCTAAAGATAGTTCCAAAAAATCTGGTTTTGAAAGAAAACAAGTTAATGGTAAATCTAATCCTAAATATGTTGATTTACTTGAAGAAGATAAACCTATTGCAGGTCAAAAATTTGTATGTGTTTCCTTTTGTTCTCCTGAAAAAATTTTAAAAGATAAGCAAATCTTCTATTTTGAAGAGTTCCTAAAGAAGTGGGAACTTAGCAAATCTATGGAGAAATTTGTCCAATTCTTAAACTTTGTTTCTTATAAATATAATATTTCATTTGACGACGTTTCTAATGACTTCAAAGAGTTTGTTAAGGAAGAAAAGGAATCTATTAATAAATCCAGCATGGATGATGATTTTAAGACCTTTGTTGATAATAGTGAAGAGGAATTACAAAAACAGTTTGATATTGCACACAACTTCCAAACTAATACTAGAGGACTTAAAATTCGTGGTTCATATCCTACTCAAGAAGAAGCTGAACTTAGATGCAAAATGCTAAGAGAAGTTGACCCAAATCATGATGTTTTTGTTGGACCTGTTGGATTGTGGATGCCTTGGGATCCTGAGGCTTACAAAACTGGACGTGTCGAATACATGGAAGAGGAGTTAAATCAATTGATGAGTGAGAAGACTAAAAATGAATCTAATGCTAAAACCGCATTTGACCAACGTGTTAAGGAATCTAAACAAAAAGCAATTGATGAGAATGTTAAAAATGCTGAGAAATCTGGTAACGTTCTTACACAAACTGTTGATGAAAATGGTAACCTTATTGGTGTTAATAATGCTAACACTCAAGAGTTCGCACTTAGAGACCAAGAGAACATTTCAACTGCTGACATTTGCAATGAGTTGTTTGAAGGTGAAAATATTGTTGTTGGTAAGACCGATAATGGTCAAAGTCAATTAGTTTCTGGACCTTTTGCAAATAAGGATTCTATGGAGCAAGTTGATTAAATCAAAATAAAAAATTAGTATACAGTATATTTTTTTAAAATAAATTACAATAATAATTACTTAAATTTAAATAAATAATATAACAAAATGAAAATCTGTTATATTATTTCAACATGCGACAAATATTTAGATACACGAGTTTCTTATCAAATGGAAACTATGTTTAAAAATATAAATAAAAACGATATTTATTATTTAACTTCAAAACCTGAAAATTATTATATTGGTAAAGAGCTAGACCATATTAAAAAAGATTTTTGCCGCTATATGTCAGGTGGAGCTGGATATGCTATTTCAAACGCATTATACAAAATCTTGCACAACCATGTTAAAAGTAATGGAATCAATAATGTGTATAAACATTGGTGCGATGATTTATGTATTGGATTATGGATTCAAGAATTAGAAAAAAGACATAATATACATCAAATAAATGATGATAATTTTCATATTGAAATGCATAAAAATGACGGTGAATTAGAAAGAGCATTAACATTTCATGGTTTAAGAGAATTAACTCATTTTCAATATTATATGGATTTAAATAAAAATATAAAGGAAGACACCATATTTGCATTAGTTACAGATCTTAAATATTTTCCAAAGGCAAAGCGCACTATTATTGATTTAAGAAGCAGAGGCAATTGGCGCGGTCCTATTGCTCTTATAACAGTTGACTTTGATTTAAATGATAACTTTGCAGATTTTTACGATGTAACAGAAGTTAAATTTGACATAATAGATAAGGCTCAAATGCTACAATTAATTGGGAAAAATGGATTTTCAGATGGCGACAAGAGAGAATTAACAAAGCTTAATCAATGGGAAAAATTGCATATATTTGACGATTTTTTTATGCAGTGGCAGCGTGTAGTCTATTTAGATTCTGGTTTGCGTGTTTTAGACGATGTTTCACACCTTTTGGAACTTGATTATAAAGGAGCTGTAATCGCACCACGTGACGGAAAAATTGATGCACCTATAACATTTAACACGCAAATCAGTCATGACAATGCAGAATTAGTCGCTAAATTAGTCGCCGAATATGGATCCGATATTTTGCAGTCAAATCATATGTTAAATTGCGTTTGGATTTATGATACAGATATACTGCAAATTTGTAATAAAATGCAACTTGTGGAAGCAATGAATCAGTGGCCTCTTTGTAAAACAAATGAAATGACAATTATGAATTTGTTATTGCATTTTAAATATAAATTATGGAAACCTTTCCCTGTAAATGCGTCAAATAAAAAAATATTATTTGATTGGTGTGAATTAAATAGTTCTAAACCTACAACATGGAGAGATTATTGTCTTATTAAATATCCAGTTACCATAAACTTTGACGACTGAAAGGATTAGAAGATGCAGTTGTTTCTGCTTTTTTAAAGTGCGGACTCATATATTTTTGAAGGTTAAAGTATGTTAACTCATCATTTGGTTTTAACTTTAATAAATTTCTTAATTTAGCATCACAATTAATTTTACGACCATTAAACTTATCTCGAAGATTATTTTTTACAATATAACAATTAATTTCTTTACTAACTTCTACTCTAGACATTTCAGTTCCAATACTTTTACCAAGAAATGTTGCAAGTTCATTAGAAATATAAGTAGGCTTACAAAATCCAGATGGTGCACGAAGATATTTTCCTTTTTCTTTTTTAAGAATATACACTCCTTGAGATACCTTCTTAAGCAGCTTATTTTTATACTCTTCTAAAGATTTTTGCAATTCTTCATGCTTTGAAAATAATTTAATATTTTCTCTATTTATTTCAATTAGTTCTTCAATAGTATTATATTGTTTTATATTAATTTTATTAGTATCACGAATTATTGTAATTATTTTTTCCCAATTCTTATCACTTTTAGATTTAAGAGTATAACTTGTTTGATTAAGTAAATTTAATATTTCATTATTTGCTTTTACTAATTTAAAATTAATATTTAATATTTCTTCTTTATTTTCATTACTTAAATTATGATAGTTTTCATGACAAATTATTCCAAATTTTCGCATTCTCTCTCTTTTTGCTTTTCTATTTGTTTCAATTAGTTTTGAAATAGGATCTGTAATATTTTCATCCATTTCATCCATTAATAAATTTATATTGTTGTTTTGAGTTAATAAAGGATTTTCGGTTTGCATAATACAAGGTTCTTTATAAATAGCAGAATGTTGAATATCATTTATAGCATTATAACTAATATTAACACTTGCATTTCCTGTATATTCTATTTCAATATTATTGCTATTTCCAGAAATATTAAAATTATTAATTCTAATGCTATTCTCGTTTAAATTATTGAACTTACTTATATTTTTGATATTTAAATTACTATTTTGATTGCATTTAAGTTTAAGTTTGTTACCGTTAAAATCAAACTCAGTGTCGTTAATAGTCAACTTTGCGTTCATTATACTATACAATTAATACATTAATTAATAATGTATTAATTAAAATCAATTTTTTTAAATAACACTATAATAATAATCATCTACTATAGTTTTATTTTTTACACATCTACTCATTCTAGCAGTTGATATTCCTTCAGCTACTGCGGCCTTTGCAATTGTCTCCCAAGTTGCTAATAATAAATTTGTTTTTTCTTCTCTCTTATACACCTTTTTACCAGTGCACGATATTAATTTAGGTTTATGTATATTTTCTTTTATAGATAAACCATAATATCCTTCATTATTTCCGTCCTTAGTCCATACTACTGCTTTTAATGCATAAGGTGATTGGTTTAAATATTCTTTTAACTCTTTCATATCATTTTCAGACAACTCTTTTCCAACAGATTGTTTCCATTTTTGGTATTCACTTAATAAAACTGAATTTAATACTTTACCTGTGTCAGAAAATTGACATGCTTGAAATATAAATGTCTCAGCATCAGAATTTTCTTTTGATTTTTTATATTCTGCAGGTTTTAATTTAATTCCTCCATAACCATGATTTGTACCAATGCGTTTTGGTTTAAATCTTGCATCTAAATATGTTTTAAATGCGTGAAAAACTTCTTTTGTTGGTTTTACTTGACTCCATAAACGATAACGGCCTTCTAAATCTGTAGAAAATTCTTCTACATCTGATCTTACAATGCAAATGTTATTAACGAATTCATTAAATTTTTTATCCATATCATTTTCTGCTTGTGAAATTTGAGTTACTATATTTTCAACTGGTTGTTGAATAATGATTTGTTGTTGTTCTTTTAACTTTAAATTTTCAATTTTAAGTTCTCTGTTTTCAATTTCCAACTTTTTATTTTCACTTTCAATCTCTCTAATTTTATATTCAAGGTCTTCATTTAGTTTCATTATTCTATTAAAATTTTCAATACTATAGGTTTTTGAATGTATTATATCTTTTATAATTTTAATTAATTTTTCACTAGTAAAATCTGTTTCGTCATATGCAATTAATTCTGTTTTATTTTTACCATTTAGTTGAATACTACGAATTTGTTTTTTAATTTTTGAATGATTTTTAATTAAATTTTCAATTTCTACTTTATTATGAACTTTAAATGCATCAATTAATTCAAAATTAGTATAACCTTTACGATGATCATTCATTCTTGTGGCTAAGTCGTTTGTATGTCCAAATTTAATTAGTTTTTCATTTGCTTCATTTGTGTTATCAATTGTGCCAATATAAATGCATTCAGTATTTAATGGAAAATGAACTATAATGGCTTGTTCAACTGCTTTTTGTTTTTCTTTTTTTGAGGTTTGAAGCAATTGTTGCTTTTCTTGTTTAATTTCTAAAATAACATTTTCTTTTTGTTGTAATTGAAGTTTTAATTCATCAGTTTCTTCTTCTATAATTTTATGTAAAACTTCTTCCATTTTCATATAATATTCGTGAATTTCTGATGCTTTGCTTGTTTGGGCTTTTAAACATAAAGACTTAAAACATTTAATTGTTAGTAATATGGTTTGTTTGTTATGTCCTCCATTTTGTTTTACATATTTTATAGAAGAATCTTGCTTATCCTTAAGGTTAAGCAGTTTTTTTTCATTTAAAACCGCTTTCTCTGATGGGAAAGCAAGATTTTTATAATCAATATTTATTTTAAAATGTTTTTCTAATAACATTTCACTTTTTTGTTTAGTTGAAAAGCCAAGCCATTTCCAAACGTTATCTAAGTCAACTACAAAATCTAAGTTTTTATCATAATTTAAATAACAATAAAAACTACTTACAAATAATTGTTGTTCAAATCCAGTAAAATTTTCTTGAATTTTACTTATTAATTTGTTATTATATACCTTTGACAGTTTAGAGATAGGATTTTTCTCTATAAGTTCAACGATGTTTAGTTCTTGCATCTTATTATAAATTATATAATAGAATACTCTTTAAGTTATTATAACTGTTTAACTATTTTAAAAGCAATATTTTTAAAAGCAATATTACAAAACCGCTTTTGATTAATAAAAGCGGTTTTATTACCATTTAGTTGTCTTTTTTACGCTAATTTTGGGTCCAGCACCCTTCTTCTTCATAGAATTTGGGTCATATTTTTCTTCTTCGTCATCTGAGCCTATGTTTTTGGATAATTCCCAGAATTCTTTTGAGCCTAACCTGAAATCACCATGTGAATCGGCTTTATACCAGAACACTTGGTCTCTCAATTGATTGGATTTTGAGTTATTATTGATTACCAAGCATTCATAATTTTCAGTGCATTGGTCCATAACCTGACAGAATGACTCGAATGTGGGGAACATACCTGCATAATTCTCATAAATACGCTTACGATTTGCTATGTAATTCTCTCTAAGAATGAATACATAATCAATATTGGTTCTCAGTGTTGGTGGAATACCGAGAGGATATTGCATAGTTATGACTAGCATTACCTTCCAATGTCTGCCGTTCATGAACAAAAGTCTCATCATTTTATCGCGTGCCCAAGTGTTATCATATAAGCAGTCATCTAAAATAACAAATGCGCGCGGATCAATCGTAGTTCTTTTATACTTCTCCATCTCCGCTTTTACTTGCTTCAACACTGTTCGCTGACGCTTTAAGATGTTCTCTATAATTGCAGTATTGTATTCATTGTGCACGAACAATTTTGGCACCATTTTTCCATAAAATCCGTTGCCTTCTTCAGTTCCTGATATAACAGTACCAATTGGAATTGCTTGTTGATAAAAAAGAAGATCACGAACTAAGAAAGATTTACCAGTATCTCTCTTTCCAATTAGCACTACAACAGGTCCTTTATTTTCATCTGGTTTAAATTGAATACTTTTCATATCAAATTTTTTTAACTCAAGAGACGTCATAATTACTTATTAGATAAATAATTATTTATTTTTTTTTACGCAAAACGATATTATAATATTAAGGACAATAATAAGTTAAAAATGATTTTAATTTATATATTAAAAAGCTAAAGAATGGTAAATATTAATTATCAAAAAAGAAAGAATCAAGAACTTTTTAAAAGTTTAGAAAACCCAAAAACTATTTTTCTCTCTAATTCACAAAATTATATTCCTATTTATAACAAATTTTTTGCATTAAATGAGACAAACTATAATAATATTAACTTTAACAATAAATGGTATTTAACAAGTGTTAAAGAATATGATGATGATGAAGATTTAAATGGAAATATATTTGACTGCAATGTTAAAAATATTAATACTAATAAGAGCAAAGAAAAGGAAGTTTTCTTTAAAATGGCACCATTATTAGACCCATTTAAATACTTAGTTGGCAAATATGATGTAACAGATAAGAGAATTTTTAACTTACCTTCTTTAAAATCAACTGCAGAAGAATGTTATTCAAAATATATAGATCCTAATAACTCTGCGTATGTAGATGGTTTATTTGTATTTTTATCAAGTAACTTAATATATGATCATAATTTTTTACATGGTGTTGATTATTATGGTTCTTTTTTAGGAATTAAAAATAATTTTATTGTAAATGCTTTTGATGATATTGATTATTTAAATAATTCGGAATTTTTCAATAAAAACAAAGATATTCTATTTAAAATTGATGATTATCAACATTTGTTTCAACAAGAAGAGAATGATAAACTTAAACCAATTACAATAGGAAAAGATGTTCTCAATTTTTCAATTAAATCATTTGATAATAGTCAATTTGAGGATATTTTTGAAGAAGGTGCAATAGATTTAAATGATCTTAAGGATATGTCAATGGATTTGGTTGATATGACAAATTCAAATTTACTTGAAAATAATGATGCAAAAAATGTTAGTTTAAAATCAAATTCATCATGCTCTTCAAGAACATCATATACTGAAGAAAACAATGAAGATATAGAAAATGAAGATGATGACAATGAAGATGTAGATAAAAATGATGTAGATGATAATGATGAAAGTACTGTTTGGGAAGATGAAGAAGAAAATGATATATCTTCATTTGAAGAAGAAAGAATTGATGTTACAATTCCAAAATTTCCAATTCAACTAATATGTATGGAGAATTGCGAAGATACATTTGACAATCTAATTTTAGAAGAGGAACTAACAAAGGAAGAATGGTTTTCTGCATTAATGCAAATTATTATGATATTAGTTACATATCAAAAAGCATTTAGTTTTACACATAATGATTTACATACAAATAATGTTATGTACAATAAAACAGAAAAAAAATTCATTTATTATTGCTACAAGAAGAAGTATTATAAGGTTCCTACATTTGGCCGCATATTTAAAATTATTGATTTTGGCAGAAGTATTTATAAATTTGACGGAAAACTATTTTGTAGTGATAGTTTTCAAGCTGGTGGCGATGCTGCAACTCAATATAATACTGAACCTTACTTAAATGAAAAGAAACCGCGATTGGAGCCTAATTTCAGTTTTGATTTATGTCGTCTTGCATGCTCTATATTTGATTATGTTGTCGAGGATTTTGACGAAATTAAAGATTTGAGTAAATGTAAGGATCCGGTTAAAAAATTGATTGTAGAATGGTGTTTAGATGATAAAGGTTTAAATATGTTATATAAAGGTAATGGTGTAGATAGATATCCTGATTTTAAATTGTATAAAATGATTGCACGATGTGTTCATAATCATACTCCACAAGCCCAATTAGAGAGACCAGAATTTAGTACATATGCTAATTTTAAAGGTGATATACCAAATGGAGAACTAATTGATATTGATAATATTCCGATTTGTATCTAGAATATAACTTTAAAATTATTACTGTACAAGTTAAAACTATAATACAAATATATAACTATATTTATATTATGGATTCATTTGGTTTTATAATGACCAGACATGTTAATTCTGAGTTAACAAATAATTATTGGAATCATTCAGTTAAATTAATACGCACTTTTTATCCAGATAAAAAAATAGTTATTATTGATGATAATAGCAACCAAAGTTTAGTAAAAGCTGAATTTGACTATCCAAATGTTGAAATAATACAATCTGAGTTTCCTGGTCGAGGTGAGCTACTACCGTATTATTATTATGTTAAAAATAAATTTTTTGATAATGCAGTAATTATCCATGATAGTGTTTTTTTTCATATTAAACTAAATTTTGAAAAATTGCAACATTTTGAGGTATTACCATTATGGCATTTTGATAAGCATATTGAAAATAAAGAAGATACAATTAAAATTGCAAGTAAACTCAAAAATTATCACATAATCAAAGATAAACTAACATCAAAAGATATCAGATTAAGTATGAAAGATGATGTATGGTATGGTTGTTTTGGATGTCAAACATTTATAAATCATAATTTTTTGTTGCAAATTGAAAGCAAATATGGATTAACAAATTTAATTCCATATGTTTTATGTAGGTCTGATAGATGTTGTTTAGAGAGAATAATAGGTATTATTATTTCAATAGAAAATCCAAAAATATTGCATCAAAAATCACTCTTCGGATGTATTCAAAAATATTTAAAATGGGGATACACTTTTCATGAATATATTGATAACTTAAAAAAAGGCACTATAAAACAGCCTGTTATAAAGGTCTGGACTGGACGTTAATATATTATCTTCTATATCGTCTCGTTCTTTTTCTTCTAATTTTCCTGGATTTTCTTTTAGATTTTTTTCCGCGTCTTCTTTTACCTCCTTGTGAATTATATGGGATATTATTTTGTTCATTTACATTATTATTTCCATCAAGTGCATAAATGTCGTTAACAACCTGATCAATAATTATTTGTTGATGTGGTTCAGTTTCTTCTCTAATTCCTACTAAATGTGCAGCCATACCATCCAACATATCATTAAGTCGTGATATTTTTTCTCTATCAGTAGCATTTTCAGAAAAACTTGTAAATAGATATTTTGCTCTATTATACGCATCATTTTCATTTCTTAAAATAGTATTTCCTCTAATATAAATATCTAATCTATTTATTAAATCATCACTTAAACTACCATTATGGCGTATTTCATTAATATACTCTCTTGAATCTTGGTTAACTGTAGAACGGTTCATATATATATTATAATAAATAAATTTGAAATTTTAAAATCTGGTCTTTAAGTATCTTTTTCAATTTATTATATAAAATGTTAAAATTTTGTTGGGAAAGTTTTTTTGAGTTTCTGATTTTGGACATTTATAAATGTCCAAAAATCGATTTTTCCAATTTCAAGTTCTCAAAAATACAATTCTGAGACCATAATTGAATT